TTAATCTTAGACATTACCTGAAAATCCTTCTTCATCTGGTAGCGGTGCTGTGCCAACACCTACTTGTGATCCCCCACCGCCTGATGTGTCTTGTACATTTGCTCCTGCAGGTGCAGGTGGTACTTGTCCTCCTTCAGGTGGTTGTGGAGCTTGTGGTTGCTGTGGAGCAGGTTGTTGAAATTTCTTGAATATTTCTGCCTGTATCACAGCATCTTGCAGACTATTTGTGACCTTGTTTGGGTCAAGATCCATAGCCTTTGCAATCTCTCGTATAATATAATCCATCTTAGCAAACGGTGCAAGAGCAGGGTTAGATGCTACTTGTAGAAACTGCATAAGTCGTTGACTTCTTACTTCGTTTGCCATTAGACTTTCTGTGCCTTGTGCTCTTACTTCAAGGTCGCCCTTAATGTCTGATTCATAATCAAACTGCATATTAAAACTAAAGAACGCTTTACCCATTGGAGCTAACAGGTAGTCGTCTACGTTTTTTACAACATTACGAATAGAACCGTTGGCTGCAGACATAAGCATGGATATACCAGAAGCAGTACGTCCTACTCCTTGTATGCCTGTCTGACCGTGTGCAAAGCTTGGAAAGCCTGTACTTTCGTCTGCTAACACTCTGGATTTATCAAATAGTTGCATGTTTTCTGCTGCTACGTTTGGAAACTTTGTGCCAAAAATAGCTTGTCCGGGAGCACCGCCTTGCCTCCTAAAGATTTTTCCGGGATAAACACTCAAGTCCTGTCCGGGAACAAGGTTAGTTTCGTCTACTTCCATTATCAAGTTGCCACTTAATGCAGCGTTGTCAATAGCCATACGCATAAAACCGTTCATCAACGTCT